GATGGTTGCTACCGTAGGTATCTGTGCTTATTTGATAATTAATCTGCCATGAAATTACCACTTGCCACAATTGCAATGATTAAGCATCACGAGGGGGTCAGATACAAGCCCTACAAGTGCCCGGCTAAGTTATGGACTATCGGGGTGGGGCACGTTCTCTACCCCGAGCAGGGCAAGATGCCGGTAGATCAGCGCGACAAGTTCGCACTAAAAATAGAGGACTTCCGTGTATTCTCAAAAGACGAAGTGGATAACATCCTTGCGAAAGACCTACAGCGTTTTGTCACTGGCGTTCTTCGCTACTGCCCTGACCATCTTAACGATAATCGCTTGGGGGCGTTGGTCAGCTTTGCGTTCAATGTTGGGCTAGGAACTCTGCAACGCTCGACCCTGCGCCAGAAGCACAACCGTGGGGACTTTGAGGGCGTAAAGCAAGAGTTCCTGAAGTTCACCAAGGGTGGCGGCAAGGTTTTGCCGGGGTTAATAAAGCGCCGGAACGATGAGATTGCGCTTTACTTTACGGAAGCAAAATGAACCCGTGGCTGATACTTACTTTCGTCTTAGCTGTTGGCGCAGCGGCTGGGGGCGGGTATTATCAAGGAAATACTGCTGGTAAGGCGGTTGTGCAGCAGGCGTGGGACAAAGAAAAGGCGGAGCAGTACGCTGCCTACGCCAAAGGGCAGGAAGAAGCCCGCAAGCGCGAACAAGATATGCAAGAGGCAGCGGACAGGCTGCGGAGGGAGAAGGATCGTGAGACGCGTGAGCTTGCTGCTAGGAATACCGCTCTTGTTAACAGCCTGCGCGACAGGAATGAGCGCCCCACCCAAAATGGTGCCGTGTCCGGTGCCACCGGCGTTGGATCAAGCGGCTGTACCGGAAAAGAGCTTTACCGACCGGATAGCGAATTTCTTGTCAGGCTCGCTGGAGAAGCCGACGAACTCCGGTTCGCCCTCAAACAGTGCTACACCCAATACAACGCCATCAGGCAAAAGTAAGGATTAACCATGCCAAGTACATACTCTCCCGATCTGCGGATTGAACTTATCGCGAATGGCGAACAGTCAGGCACATGGGGCACGACTACTAATAGTAATCTTGGTACGCTCATTGAAGACGCTATTGCTGGACGGGCTTCAGTTTCAGTTACCTCCGCTGATCAAGCTCTGACTGCATTAAACGGTGCAGCAGATCAAGCGCGATGTGCTGCTGTTTCACTATCAATAGGTGCGTGGGGGTCTCCTACTAACTTTAATATTTACGCGCCGCCGGTCACAAAGTTATATGTAATTAATAACGCTTCTGCTTATGTAGCTACTATTTACTGTTCCACAGTTATTGGTAACACTACCGCAGCAGGTTCAGGTGTCGCTATTCCAGCAGGTAAAACCACTTTAGTACGTAGTGATGGCACCAATATAACCACGCAAATTGATTACTTGGGGTCTTTGTCCTTGGGGTCTTTGTCTCTTGGTGCCGCTTTACCTGTAGCATCAGGCGGTACAGGCGCTACTACACTGACTGCTAATAACGTCATACTTGGTAACGGCACTTCGGCGGTTCAAGTAGTAGCTCCGGGTGCTAGTGGAAATTTATTGACATCGAATGGAACTACGTGGGCTTCTAGTGCACCACCAACCTCGTTTATTACCGGCATGATCCTTATGTGGTCTGGGTCGATTGCTACTATTCCTTCAGGATGGGCGCTGTGTAACGGCTCTAGTGGGACACCTGATTTGCGTAACCGTTTTATTATTGGTGCGCATTCTGACGATGCTGGTGTCGCAAAAACTACAATTACAGGATCGCCAACACAGACTGGCGGTTCTAAAGATGCAACTGTTGTTAGCCATACGCACACCGCATCATCAGCCGCACACCAACATTCATCTATTGGCTACAACAGTACTGGCAATATCCCATACGGAACAATTGCTGGACAGCCATCTATGGGTATGTGGTCTCCGCAAGGTAACAACACTACTCATGTTCTTAGTAGTTCTACAGCAGCTAGTGTAACAGTCAATAGTGCAGGTTCATCTGGCACTGACGCTAACCTCGTACCGTACTTTGCACTTGCATACATCATGAAACTGTAAGGAATCACGATGCCTTTACAGAAACTTCAATTTCGCCCCGGTGTAAACCGCGAAGGCACGACGCTCGCCAACGAAGGCGGTTGGTACGACTGCGACAAGATTCGCTTTCGTTCTGGCTACCCTGAAAAGATAGGCGGTTGGGCAGTAGAAACCTACACTACATTTCTCGGATACTGCCGCTCATTATGGAACTGGGTAACGCTTAAAGGTTTTAACCTGATGGGCGTTGGTACAAATGCAAAATTTTATGTTGAGAACGGTGGAGTGTTTTATGACATTACACCTATTCGTGTTACCAACTTAAACTCAACAACTTTTGCGGCGGTCACTACGTCGCCTTTTTCCGCGTTCATTACTGTTACTGACAGCAGTGCATCGAGCTTGCAAGTCGGCGACTTCGTTACATTTTCAAACGCAGTCGGGCTTGGTGGCAATATAACTGCGGGCATCCTCAACCAAGAATATCAAATACAAACTGTTGTCTCTGGCACGGTATATACGATTGTTACCCGCGCTGCGGGCACTTCAGTTGCCGGGCTTAACTTCACGGTAAACACAACAACGTCCACTATCTCATTGCCAGTTGGTACCACGATGGCTAACGGCAATACTGTCGCGCTGGTAATTGGTGGGGGTGCTGGTGCGCCGGGTGGGTTGAACTATGCGGTTACATATTACTTAGTTAATGTCGTAGGGAACACTTGTCAGCTATCCCTTACCAGCGGCGGCACACCTATTACTTTGACTAGCGAAGGTATCGGACTTCAGGCGCTTTACTTTACCGTTTTCTCCAACGCGTCTGATTCAAGTGATGGAGGAGCGGCAACTGACACTGCGTATCAGATCAATACAGGCTTCCCCGTTTTTACCATTGGCACTGGCTGGGGTACAGGATCGTGGTCGCGTGGTACGTGGGGTTCGTCGTTTAGTACCGGATTTGGTTTGCAGCTCCGTCTTTGGAGCCAAGCTAACTTCGGAGAAATTTTATTATTTAACCCGCGTGGCGGCTCTTTATATGAGTGGGCACCGGGTTCAGGTGCAACTCCAGCCTACGGCACACGTGGCGTTGTTGTGTCCGGCACATATACGCCGTCTCTCATCAATGAAATCCTAGTATCGGATCAGTCACGCATCGTCATTTGTTTTGGTTGCAATGACCCGAGCGGTACTTATGCAACGACTGAGCTTGACCCGATGCAGATTCGTTGGTCTGCGCAAGAAAGTTACACAGTTTGGGAGCCACAAGCTACCAACCAAGCAGGTGATCAACGGCTATCGCACGGTTCACAGATCATTGCAGCATTGCAAACACGTCAAGAAATTAACGTCTGGACAGATGCGGCTATCTACGCCATGCAATATATTGGCCCACCGTTGGTTTGGCAGATCACGCTACTGGCCGACAATATTTCAATCGCCTCCCCCAACGCGATGGCAACCGCATCTGGCGTTGTGTACTGGATGGGGGTAGACAAGTTTTACATCTACTCTGGTCGGGTTGAGACGCTGCCATGTTCGGTGCGTACGTATATCTTTAATGACATCAACCGAGAGCAGTTTGCCCAGATTCAAGCGGGAACTAACGAAGGGTATTCAGAGGTGTGGTGGTTCTACTGTTCTGCTAACTCTGATGAGGTAGACCGCTACGTTATCTTTAATTACCTCGACCGTGTTTGGTATTACGGCTCAATAGACCGCACGGCGTGGCTTGATTCCCCGTTGCGTCAGTTCCCTGTTGCAACTACAGGTGGCAATCTCATGGTCTACCACGAGGCGGCGATTGATGACGGCACTACCAACCCGCCAAGCCCGATCAATTCGTATGTGCAGTCATCGGACTTTGATATTGATGATGGACATAACTATGGGTTTGTATGGCGGATAATCCCCGATATTACGTTTGATGGCTCTGACACTACAGGTACTACAACGGTAAACCCAGCGGTTCAGTTTACGGTGCGCCCTCGACAGAACCCCGGCTCTGGTTATGGCGTATCTCCATCACCGACAGTCAAGTCAGCACAGAGCTATGCTGGGCAGACAACCTACACCGTGCAACAATTTACCGAGATTGTGTACAGCAGGATTCGTGGGCGGCAGATGGCGTTCAAAGTTAGTTCGGATACGCTCGGCACACAGTGGCAACTAGGCGTACCCCGTATCGA